CGGGTTTTTCTTTTCTCCTTTCAAAAAAAGTTCTTGACTTTTTACCTCCTCTCCCTTATAATTACAAAATATAAATTTCATTCAATAAAAGGAACCACAAATGTCTGATAAACCTGTTTCACTCGCAAGTCTTATGACTGCAAGCAAAACCGTCGCTATTGATTTTCCTGGATTTAACGGAATGTCTGTCTCCCTCTGTTACTTGGGACGAGAAGAGCTTGTTAAACTTCGAAAACGCTGTGTTAGTACAAAGTTTGACAAAAAAACCCGTCAACCAGAAGAGACTCTCGACGAAGAAAAATTTATTGTAGAATATTGCAAAGCTGTCATCAAAGGGTGGTCGGGCTTGAAATATCGTTACCTAGAAGAGCTTCTTTTGGTAGATGTAGGAGACCTTGACCCCGAGGACACGCTTCCTTATACACAAGACAATGCCGAACTTCTGATGAAAAACTCAAATACGTTTGATACTTGGGTAACAGAAGCAGTAGGTGACCTTGAAAATTTTACTGGGACCAAATCGCCCGAATAGACTCTTTACTTGAGAGATATGTCCGGGAAGCAGATTCGAATTTAGATATCGATAAGTATTTGCTTGTCTGCGAACAACTAGGACAAGACCCAGATCCCGCCAAAATGCCGCTCGAGCCTTCGGATTTTCCCGAAGAAGTTCAAGTGGCATTTTTTATGTTTAACTTACTTCCGGATCACTATGAAGGAATGAGTGGCACATATATGGGAAAATACTGGGACGGGATAGAGTACTTTTTCAAATTATACGATGTAGACGATAGAAAAACTATCATATATCTTATGAAAATGTACGAAATAAAAATAGTAAATTATAGAGCAGAAAAAGCAGAGCAAAAGCGAAAAGCACAAGAGCGAAAAGCTAAAAGCGGTGGAAAAAACTACACCCATAATGTGAAAGGTTAATGGCAAAGAAAATTACTATTGATATTGAAGTCAATGGCAAAATGCAGAAAGCAACTGTGTCTGCAAAAAAGCTTCGTTCTGCTTTAGATGGAGTGGATAATGCTACTGATCGTACAACTGACGGAACTCGCACTCTTGACAGAAATCTAAAAGGTGCGGCTAAGACTACTTCAAATAGTACAAAAGAATTTTCTAAAATGGCACAGGGCATGGGCGGCTTGGTTGGTGCTTATGCAACCGTTGCCGCCAGTGTATTTGCTCTTTCTGCTGCATTTCAATTTTTTAAGCAAGCGGCTGATCTTTCTGCTCTTACTGCAGGGCAAGAGATGTTTGCAGCCAGAACAGGCGTATCTTTAAAATTATTAAGTAGTAATGTTCAAGCAGCAACCGGAGGCCTAGTAGCATTCAAAGAAGCTGCCCAGGCCGTAGCAATCGGACAAGCTGCAGGACTGACTGCTGACCAGATGGAACGATTAGGTAAAGTTGCAAAAAATGCAGGAACAATTTTAGGTAGAGATGTTACTGATGCATTTAATCGTTTGACACGAGGTGCAATCAAAGCAGAACCAGAACTACTTGATGAACTTGGTATTATCATTCGTCTTGATAGAGCTTCTCGAGACTACGCTGCTGCAATTAATAAAAATGTAAAAGATTTAACTCAGTTTGAAAAGACTCAAGCGGTTGTAAATGCTGTACTTGAACAGGGCGAACAAAAGTTTCAAGACGTTGGAGACTCTGTAAATGCAGTGACTCAGTTTGGCGCTGCATTTCAAGATACATTTAAAGACTTAGCAAAACCAATCGCAGATATTGCAAACTTTATTGCAGGAGCATTAAAGGATAGTATATTTGCAGTTGCAGCCGTAATAGGGATCTTAGGAGTCAATATTATAAAATCTTTTGCACCTGTAGGTCCTATGATACAGACTACAGCGGCAGCAGGTATTGGTGCTCGAAAGAGACTTATGGCAGCTGCACAAACAGAAACTAAGTCTGTTATAGCAGGAGAAATTAGAAAAGGACAATTTACGGAGAGACAACTAAAACAAATAGAAAGGTCTGTTCGAGCAAAAACTAGTGAAGTCATAAACCTTTCTCATATGGAAAGAGCCGAAATAGAAAGAGATATAGCAATTATTCGAGCACAAAATGTTAGAATGAGTGCGGAAGGAAAAGGCTTAATGGGAAAAATGTTTGCTAGCTGGAAAATTAATCTTATTGATTTTCAATTTCAATATGGCAAAGTGATGGGAACTTTAAAATTAATGACTGCTGCTGTTGGTGCTGCTGTTAATAAATTGATTGGTGCCGCCACTCTTGCTGGGTTAGTAGTAATGGCAGTGGAACTTGGAAAAGAATTTCGTCGAGCTTTTCTTATTTCAAAAGATTTGGCAGATGCAGAGAGAGCAACAGAAAATTTATCTTCAGCTTTTAAAAAGCAATCCGAAGCAGTTAGAGAAGTAAGAAACGATTTTGAAAAAACAGATAATAAATTACTTCAACTAGGAAGAAGTTTAAACTTAGTAGGAAACTTTAATTTTTCTCCTGTAATAAACCAAATAAACTCTTTAAGAATCGCTGTAGAAAAATTAGCTTTGGCAGAGCAAAAGCGCTTCTCTGGCCCATCAGCTACAAACCCTAACGATATGACAGCAGCGCTTGAGGATAGAAGTTTATTATCGCCTCTGGAGTCTGCAGGAGTCGCACTGGGCGTTAAAGGCCCTCAAACTTCAGCAAATACGGTAGCAGAATTAAACAATGAAATAGTTCAAGCAGGAAAAGCAGTAGCAGACCTAAATACAGAATTTGCTGAACTTACTCGAGGCATGAATCCTTTGGAGAAAGCAAGGGATAGAACTTTAGATCCTTTAAGAGCCAAAATTTTACAAGCAAAAGATAATTTAGAAGATCTTATACGAGTAGCAGACAATAATCAGTTAAGTTTTGTAAAAGATAGCCCAGAGGCTTTAGTTGCTTTAGAAAGGTTAAACGGCTTAGAGGCATCTCTCCCTTTAATGAGAGAAGCAATTCAAGCCATAAGCGAAACTTCATTAGTAAGTGAAACCTCATTGGAGGATTTAGATGCTTTACAAGAGCAAGTTAATCAAGCTCGAGCTGCTTTTGATGGGCTAGACCCACAAGACGCTATTGATAGAACTCGAGCCTTAGGAGACTCGTTTTCAGAGGCAACAGCGGACATTCAAACCAGTCAAGAAGAAATAGCAAGGCTCGCACAATCTTATGGAGCAATAAGCAAAGCTGTTCAAGCTTTTGGTGAAGCATCAGGTAAGTTTATGCCAGACGGCTCACAATTTACAGGAATATTTACAGCTTTAGATGAGATGGATAATAACTTAGGAAACTTATTGGATAAGCTACCTCAGTTAAGCCAACAAGTAGGAAAAGGCCCCTTTAGTTCTGGAAGAACAATTACTATTGGGGAGCTTATGGGCGATGATATTAATAAAGGTCAAACTGCTGCTCTGAGAGACGCTTATTCACTAATTGAAGATACAGTCGAGAAAAAATTCGAAGATTTAACCGTAGAAGAGCTACGAGCTGCTTTGGCAGAAAGACGCACAGCAATTGAAGAAAAATATAAAACATTAGAAGAAGAGGGGTTTCAAAATCAGAAAAAAAGAGTTGGAGTAATGGAAAATGCTCTGAACTTTGAAAAAGCGAGTCTTTCTGCAGCCCAAGCAGCAGAAGATGCAAATCTTAATTTAAGAAAAATTAAAGCAGATATAGCTCTAGCAGATGAATTAGGTCTAACACTTGCGGATGAGACTTACCGACAATTAAAGCTACAAGAAGGCGTAGCTGAAGCAATAAATAAACAAAAACAAGAAGAAGAGAGAATACAAAAACTACTTCTTCCTTTAGTAAAAGAAATCGAACTATTACAAAGAGACGATAGAAAACTTCGTCTACAGCAAAGTTTTACTAAAGAGATACAAAAGCAAGTAAGGCTACAAAAAGACATACAAGATAGTATTCTTGATCAGGCAGATAAAGATCTTGCGTTTAAAATAAAAGAAGCAGGCGTTAGAAATCCTTTCTTTAATGAAGAGAGGGCCTCTGCTAAGTTCCGATTAGAGTTAGAAAATAGAACAATAGAGCAAAAGAGACTCTTAATAGAACAAGAGTTTAAACTAAGAAGAGATATGATCGTGCAAGAAAATAACCTCTTAGTGCTAAAAGCTCAAGTTGCAGCAAAAGAAGCGCAGGCAAAAGCTAAGGAAATTCGTGCAAGATCAAGACAGGATGCAGAAACTGAAGCACTAGCTGCTCATTATGACTCTATAGCAAATTTACAACTGTCTTTCATACCCCAATATAGAGAAAGCGCAAAACTAGCCACGGCATTAGCAAACCAATTAGAAAAAGCTTCTAAAGCTGATTTAACACGATTTAGAGATGAATTACGACTTGCAGTTGAAGAACTGGAGCCTTTAAATTTAGTGCTTAATGATGCTGCAGATGCTTTCGGCAAAGGTTTGAATGACGGAATAAATGCAGTGTTTCAGAGTTTATATGATGAAAGTATGAAACTTAGTGATGCACTAAAAGACGTAGCACGTGGAGTTCTTCGAACTATTCAAGAATCTATTGTTAAAAACATAATTGTAGATCCTCTGCTAGAAAAGCTGGGGCTTCAAGAAAATCAAGCAGAAGCAATGAAACAAGCAATAATTGATGCCGAAACAGAACTAGCGAAAAGAAGACAAGACGCACAAAATACTGCGAATGAAGCAACTAAGCAAGCAGGCACCGATGTTGCAAATGATATTCAAACAAAGATAGAAACCGGGGGAAATCATGTTGCATTAAAAATACAAGAAGCTATACGTGATATTGAGCTTAGAATTAAAGTTGATTGCTGTGACTCGACGGCTGCTTTGCAACCAAAACCTGATACTGTTCCGGGACCTGTTGCTGTGCCCCCTGCAACTTCTCAGCCTTCAATGTTTGATCCGTATACTACTCCTGATACTGTCCTGCCTCCTTTGGCTCCAACTGCTCCTGGAGCCGCACTTCCAGCTCCTGTAGGAATGGCACCTCCCCCGTTAGGAGCAGCGGGGCCTACAGTAGAATTAGGTCCAACAACACTTGCAACATTAAAAGCACCGGGCGGCGCAGTAGGGAGTGCTGGAATGGGACAAGATCCGTTTGGCCCAACAGGAACTATAGATGGAATAACTTATGAGTCAGGTGCGCCTCCAGAGGGAATGGCAGGAGGAGCAAAGGATCCAAAAGTTACAGCTACCGAAGAAAATACAAGTAAGCTGGGAGAAATGCAAGAAGTACTTGGAGAAAATGTATTTGCCATTGGAGGGTCTATTGCTGCTTTAATGGGAAATTCTTCTGCAGCTCAAAAACTACAAAAAGCCATGGCAGTTCTTCATTTAGCAATGATGATACAAAGACTGATTACAAAGCTGCAAACAAAGTCAGAAGTAGCAAACACTGTAGTAGAAAAAGCAAACACAGCGGCAGTGGCGACTTTGACAAAAGTAATGATAGCAAAACCTGCTGCAAAAGGACTATATCCGCCTCTTGGATACGGAGATGGAGGAATTGCTAGAGGTCCAAAAGCAGGGTATCCCGCAATTCTTCATGGCGATGAAGCTGTCGTACCTTTGCCTGACGGAAAGAAAATTCCAGTAGATTTAAATGTTCCAAATAGAGGACAAATGGGGGAATCTTCTCAGCAAAACAATGTAACTGTAAATCTAAGTATTGAAGGTGGAAGAACCGAAAGAAACCAAGATGCAGACTCTGAAGAAGCTCGACAGCTTGGAGTAGCAATATCTGCAGCAGTTCAAAAAGAACTTGTAAATCAGAAAAGGCCGGGCGGAATACTTAGCCCGCATGGAGTATCATAATGGCATCTAGAGCATTTAGTTTTGACATTCCAAAGCCTCTTACTGATTCAGATGCAAATGGAGGTTCGTCTTTACAAAGACGACTTCATGCAGAATTACTTAATCGCTATCCTACTGAATCTGGAGTTCCTGACGAGGAACTTTATAATAAAATTATAGACAAATTATACCCCACAGGGATTAATAATAGAGAGATAAAATTTGATAGAGGATTTGCTAGGCAAACTCAACAAAAAGTTTTACTTGCTGCATTTGGAGACGGGTACGAGCAAAGAGTAAGAGATGGAATAAATACAAAAAGAGAAACATATACCATGAATCTTTCAAATAGATTATGGCAAGAAATTACACTTATTTCTTTATTTTTTGATGTAGTTCAACCTGCCAGTTTTCTTATACGATTAGAAAGAGAATCGGTACGAGTTGCCGTTCAGTCTTACTCTGTAAATATTGGGCATGATGATGTTCAATCTATTTCAGCACAGCTAAGAAGAGTTTATACTGTATGACAGATAATATCTCACAAGAAATTCAAGCATTAGAGCTTGATGCTACAGAAGCTTATATTTTACTATATCAGCTGGAGTGGATTCCTGGAGATACAACTACAGGAACTTCGTCAATTTATTTAAATTTTCATTCTTATGATACGGACGAAACAATAACTTTTGACGGTGAAGAATATGAACCAATGCCAATCGCTATAGAAGGAATAGAAAGGCACAGCGACGGAGCATCTGCTAGACCGAGATTAACAATACCAAATGTTGAAACTCTTTTTAGAAATAATAATCCTTTAAGAACTCAGTTAGCTGCTGCTCCTCTTAATGTTTCTAATTTTGTGCTTGATGATTTATTAGGAAAGAGACTAGTATATAGAAGAACTCTTAAAAAATATGTAAAGTTATCGAGCGAAAGTGCTACTCCTTCTAACTCTTTTCAATTTCCAAAAAGTGAGTATGTTATCGATAGAATTTCAGGAAAAACGTCCATCTCAGTTGAATTAGAACTAGCAAGCCCTTTTGAATTAACAGGAGTAAAAGTACCTAATAGAGTTGTAGTGGGAAAATATTGTCCTTGGTCTTATAAGGGTTGGAGGCTAGATAAAACAGATGTTAAAAGTGCGTGTCACTGGGACTCTAAAATGAGAGACCATAATGGTGACAGACCTTTTCAATTTTTTACAATAGACGATGAACCTTTAATATTTAGAGAGTGTTTGCCAACTAACCTAGGTGATTTAGCATATAGTAGTTCCACAGTTTACAATACTAATGATATTGTTTTCCATAGTCCTTTGCTATATCAAGCAACTATAGATACTATGGGCAATACTCCAGCAGAAAAAAGTGGACATTGGAGAATTGTAAGAACTTATGAACTTTGGACAAACTCACTTCCTGTTACTATTTTTGATGGAGATGCAAGAAGAGCTACTTATGCTTTTAAAAATGGAGAAGTCTATAAAGCAGTAGTTCCTCAAAATCCATCAGGGGCGACCGGCCAAACAAACGACCCTGAAACAAATCCGGCATCTTGGGTTAGAGGAGATGTATGCGGAAAACTTATAGCTTCTTGCAAAGCTCGTTATCAGTCAGATATTAGAACAGCAATTAGTCAAACAGGAGTCACTGCTATTAAAACAGACGCAAATGGCGTTAAACATGCAGTTCCTAGTGCTATATTCAACAATCAGATTTCACTTCCATTTGGAGGGTTCCCAGGAACTAAAGGATTTAGATGATATTAGATTTTTTACATGAAATCGAACCTCATTTTTTTAGAGAATACCCAAAAGAAGCCTGCGGAGTTATAGCTGTAAAACAAGGAAAAGACTATTGGATTCCTTGTAAAAACGTTGCAGAAAATCCCGAAGAAACTTTTATCTTTGACTCAAAAGAGTATCTAAAAATAAGTAGAACTTCAGATATAGTGGGAATAGTTCACAGTCATCCTGATGCAACTTCTGAAGCAAGTGAAACGGATATTAATAACTGTAATACATTAGGTATTCCTTTTTTCATTTTTTCATACCCTGAAATGGATTTAAATATACTAGAGCCTACAAAAGATAGAACAGAACTATACGGTAGAGAATACGAGTTTGGTATAAAAGACTGTTTCGAAGCAATGAGAGACTATTTAAAAAGTCAGAATATTGAGCTTCCTCCCAGAATACCTTTTGAAGACAATTGGTTCAACAAAGATCTAGATTATTTTTCTCCTGAAATAGTAAAGGAGTGGGGAGGTCAAGAAGTTTTAATAGAAAATATTCAAAAAAATGATGTGATTACTTTTTGTGTACACTCTGATGTAGCTAATCATTGTGGTGTTTATTTAGGAAATGATATTTTTTACCACCATGCAGTACATCGCTTATCGTGCAGAGAAAATCTGTACCCTTTTTGGGCCAAGTTTATAAATAGAGTATATAGATATGTTGCGTAATGTATATTTAGAAGGGGAACTCGGTGAAGTTTTTACTCCTCACTTACAAATAGATTGCAATACTACTGCAGATGTTTTCAAATGCTTAGATGCAAATTTTTCTGAGTTTCGTCCATACTTTCAGAAGAAACATGAAGAAGGAACCTTTCTACATATAGATGCAGCAGGATCTGAATTAGAGTATCCAGAAGAACTACTTATGGAAATAAATGAAGGAGATATTATAATTACTCCTCTTCCTGCTGGGTCAAAAAGTGCT